ATAATCAATTTTTAACCCAAGTAGATAAATAATTATGGCAAAAAAACAAACTTATTGGTATTTAGTAAGTAAAGAAAAACCATCCTTTAAGACAAAGAACGAGTTAGAAAAAGAATTAGGATTTAAATTAGAAAGCACGAAACCAAGATATAAAAAGGGTGATTGGTATTATACTTTAAAAATATCAGGGATTAGAAGTAAAGTAATGGAATTTGGGGCATTGCTTTTGAGAAGCAAGAACTTTAAACCAATAATAAAACCAAAAATTAAACCAACTTTAACCAACCCCAAAACAAAGATATGACAGAAGAAACAAAAATTAAACAACAGATAAAAGGATATTTAAAGATTCGCAATATTGATTTCTGTTATTTTTTACAAGGATTAGGTGCGATGAAGGGAATACCAGATATAGCAATATTTTATAAAGGCAAAACAATATGGGTAGAGATTAAAAAACCAAAAGGAATTTTAAGTAATAATCAGATTGATTTCAAAGATATGTGTGAGAGAAATAATATTAATTATTTGGTGGCACGAAGATTAGAAGATGTTAGTGATATTTTATGAGACCAATCCCGCCAGAACTACGAGAACAAATAGCCAAAGACCCATTTATGAAGAAATGTATTTATGCGGGGTGTCCACGAGAGCCAGAATGGGAGCACGCTTGGATATATGCTGGGAAGCAAATAAACGAATGGTGGGCAATCGTGCCCGTTTGTGCGTATCATCACCGAGGCAAGGGATTAGATAAGGCATATAATCAATACCGTTCAATCATCAGGATAGACATAAGCGAAATAATAAAAAAGTATCCAAATAAAGATTGGTTAAGAATTAACAATTATTTGAATAGAAAATATGGACAAAACAAAACAAATATTATTAGCAGAAGTTAGAAAACTTCGTTCAAAGGCTTGGAAGAAAAAGAGAGAAGCAGAACGATTAGAAAAAGAAGCAGACGAATTAGAAATTAAAGCCAATAATTAGGGTATGAAATATGTATCAACAGAAAAACTTCCGATTAAAATGTGGTTGGAAGACATAGAAGACGGAGCATTGGAACAAGCAAGAAATCTTGCTAATCTTCCGTTTGCCTTTAAACATATAGCAATTATGCCCGACTCTCATCAGGGTTTCGGTATGCCCATTGGTGGAGTATTGGCTACGAAAGGAGTAATCATCCCGAATGCCGTAGGAGTTGATATTGGTTGCGGAATGTGTGCCGTTAAAACTTCATTAACCGAAATTGATAAAGAAACTCTTAAAAAAATAATGGGAGAAATCAGAAAAGTAATTCCAGTAGGATTTAATCACCACAAAGAAGATAGCCCAGAATACAAAGAAAACTATAAGATAATCGGGGAATTTCTTGACCAATATTATGAAATTTACTAATTGCTTAAAATGTGGAAAGAAAGTTTCAAAGAATTGCCATACGGGTTATTGTAATACTTGTCGTGATAGAAGTGGAAAGAGTAATCCATTTTTCGGAAAGAAACATAATAGAGAGATGATAGAAAATACCAAGATAAAACTTTCGGAAATATCAAAGAACAAATGGAAGAACGAAGAATATAGGGACAAAGTTATTAAAGGAGTTTCAAAACCAAGGCGAGAAGGATTTAAAAAAGAACAAAGCGATAGGGTTAAAGAATGGTATAGACAGAATCCAACACAAAAACAGATTAGAAGTATAGCGATGAAAAAGAGTTGGAAAGATGGCAAAATAGAACCGAATATAAATTCAATTAACGAATCCAAACTTGAAAGGGAATTTAGGGCAGAACTAAAGAAAGAACTACCCAATAGAAATGTTCGCAAGGAAACTATTAAAATTGACAATCGCTGGTTTTATCCTGACATCAGGATAGACGACGATATAATTGTTGAGTTCTATGGAAATTATTGGCACGCAAGTTCAAGGATATTTGAACCAGACGATATTGTCCATCACAATATAACCGCCAAACAGATATGGGAGACAGATAGAAGGAGAATAGATACATTGCGAGAGAACGGCTTTTGGGTATATGTTATTTGGCAACACATATATGAAGACAATAAGTATTTTACTATAAAAAGTTTAATTGAAAAATTATGAATGAAGGATTTAAAACAATAATCGTTTTAGCTGGGAATTTTAGAGAATACAATGACTTCTTAGAAAAATCTATTTGGAAAGACACTAAATATAACTATGAATATGTTTATGCAGGAAAAGAAGAAGATATTGCAGGAATTACAGCTGACGAGGTAATAAAAATAGGCACTTGGTATACAGTAAAAGACATCTATAGATTAGAACAATTTGCTATGAGTAGAATCCGTTAAATATGGAAAAAATAAAAATAACAAAAGAAGAATACGAAGAAAAAAGAAGAACACTTGCTGGGCAGTTAGCGAGTTTGGGTTCGGGGAACCACTTTTTGGAAATCCAAAAAGGAAGTGATGGACATATTTGGATTATGATACATTCTGGTTCAAGAAACTTCGGATTAAAGATTGCCGATTACTACAATAAACTTGCCAAAGAATTAAACAAAAAATGGTTTGCGGGGATTGACCCAAAATGGGACTTAGCATTTCTACCAGTTGATAGTGAAGAGGGTCAGGCATATATCAGAGAAATGAATTATGCCGTTGAGTTTGCTTTGGCAAACAGAAAATTGATGATGGATAGAATTATGGGAATCTTTATTGACGAAACAATGGCTTGTAGAATGGACGAAACAAATATCGCCCACAATTACGTTTCATTAGAAAATCACTTTGGAGAAAATGTTTGGGTTCATAGAAAAGGAGCAACATTGGCAAGAAAAGGAACGATTGGAATTATTCCTGGTTCGCAGGGAACGAAATCATACATCGTTAAGGGATTAGGAAATAAAGAATCATTTGAAAGTTGTTCTCATGGAGCTGGCAGAACAATGAGCAGAACGAAAGCGATAGACACTCTAAACTTAGAAGATGAGATTAAAAAGATGGATGACTTGGGTATAGTTCACGGAATGAGAAATAAATCTGATTTAGACGAGTGTGCTTCTGCTTACAAAAACATAGATGAGGTAATGGAAAATCAGAAAGATTTAATTGAAATCTTGGTGGAATTAACGCCATTAGCGGTAATAAAAGGATAAAGGTATGAAAATACTTTGCGATAGATGTAAGCGAGAATTTGAAATAGATGGAGATAACTGGGAAGACTTTGCTCCGATAGGAAATCAAGAAATACTTTGTCCCGATTGTAAATATGACGCAGATACCGAAGGCAAAGACGATTTACTTGGTGACGAAGATTTAGGGCTTGACATCTGATAACAAAATGGTAATATTAAGGTATATGAAGAAAGGTAATCTAACTTTTAATAAGGTTATTAAAAAACGAAAAAATGTTTTAAGAAAAAAAAGAAGAAAACAACATATTATAAATAGAATAAATAATCTTAGAAATAGAAAATAGTTCTTTGAAATCTGGAACCAATAGGCACTAAGTCCTCATACGAGGCAATGAAGTCCTATGATAAAAAATAATTACGAAGTAGATATTATAATTAACGGAAGTCCGATTAAGAGTTATTACAAAAATGGTGATGTGTATTTTGAAGGACGCAAAGGACAAGAATATTCTTTGCGAATCAAAAACAACGGATTTAGTAGAATTCTTGCTATTCCGACCATTGATGGTTTGTCTGTTTTAAACGGAAAAGAAGCAGATTACAATAGCCCAGGTTATGTTCTAAATGGATATGATTCAATAACCATTGACGGTTGGAGAACGAGTGATTCCGAAGTGGCAGAGTTTTATTTCTCCGACCCGAATGATAGTTATTCAAAACGCAAAGATAAAAAAGACAATGTCGGAGTAATAGGTGTGGCTATATTCAAAGAAAGATATCGCCAACCAATAACATTCACATACACATGCCAAGAATCAAAACCATATTTTACTGATAACGCTTTTCACACAACATCAACCCCAGCGGGAACTATAATGAGTTTGAAAAATAGTTTTGACACAACGAACTCGGCAATGAATTGTAGTTGTAATAACTTTAACTCACAAGACATCGGCACTGGTTTTGGTGATTATAAACGAAGCGAAGTAATAACTGTGGGATTTGAGAAAGAATCATATCCAGACACAGTATTCACGCTATATTACAACACCAGAGAACAGTTAGAGAAGATGGGAATAGATTTTAACGAAAGACCAAAGTATGTGTCGCCACAAGCGTTTCCTAATCATTATTGCGAACCACCAAGATAAAAAATTAAGCCAACTTGGTTTCAGATTTTAAAGAATTATTTATATGAAAAAGAAAAAGGTAATCATGGGCAACTATAAAGCATACGACCCGATAAAGAAACAATGGTTCACATGGAGCAACTGGGATAGGAAAGATTTAAAACAACGATGTGACCAAGAGGGTCTAATCAAGTTTCAAAAGATTTAATTTTTTAATACAAGTTTATGAAAATAATAAGAACAGTGATAAATATATTATGGGGTTCGTGGTTGACTATATTCTTTATCGGGTTCTGGAGACATTTTAATAGCGACCACTATTTTTTATTAGTTCCAGCACTTGGGATTCTAATATGTCTTTCAGTATCATTGGAAGACGAGGATTAATTTTTAACATACAATTCAAACGACTAATCGTATGGCAGGAGGAGCACCAAAAGGACATAAGAAATATGGGGGTGGTATAAAGAAAGGACAACGGCATAAGAAAACTATCGATATAGAGAAGGCACGAGAGATATACAAACAGGAAGTATTGAGTGAACTAAAACCACTACTAATAAGCCAGCTACAATCAGCTAAGGGCTTGTTTGTTGTTTTAAGGCGTGGGTTGGTTAAGGGAAAGAACGGTAAACTATATCGTGGTGGACAGTTAGAACAAGTAAAAGACCCTTTTGAAATACAACAACTACTAAACAGTGACGGGCAAGGAGAGGACTGGCATATAATAACCTCAAAAGAACCGAACATAGTGGCACTAAAAGATATTCTCGATAGGGCATTTGGAAGACCAACCGAGACGATAGAACACAAAGGAGATGTTAGATTGCTCATAATGGATATATGAACGAAATAAAAACAAAATTAAGTGAGTTAATAAACCCCACTGACAAACAAAGAGAATTCTTATTGGCTACAGATAATTATAAGTATCCTTTCTATGGCGGAGCAAAGGGTGGTGGAAAGAGTTATATTCTCAGGTGGGGACTGATTAGAAAACTTGTTAAATGGGCGAAGCAAGGTATTCCGAGAGTTAGGGTGGCACTTTTCTGCGAGAATTATCCTGCGTTGAAGGATAGACAAATAACAAAAATGGAGACAGAGTTTCCTGATTGGTTGGGAACACTATCAAACACACAAAACGAGGGAATGAGATGTGTTTTAAGACCAGAGTTTGGTGGTGGTATAATAGCATTAAGAAATCTTGACGACCCGAGTAAGTATGCGTCATCAGAGTTCGCAATCGCAGCAGTAGACGAAGTAACTAAAAATGAAAAGAAAGTATTTGACCAGTTGCGTTCTATTGTGAGATGGCCTGGCATTGATGACACAGGACTATGGGGTGCGTCAAATCCTGGTGATATAGGTCACGAGTGGGTTAAAAAATTATGGATTACGAAAGAGTTAACCGAAGAAGACCCACGACCAGAAGATTTGGTTTTTATACAATCGTTGCCGATAGATAATCCGCACCTATCTAAATCATATATCGAGGAATTAAAACGCTTGCCAGAAAAATTAAGGAAAGCGTATTTGGAAGGAAACTGGGATGTATTTGAAGGAATGTTCTTTTCTGAGTTTGACCGAGATAAACATGTAATTCAGCCATTTGCTATTCCCGAGAGTTGGTTAAGATTCAGAAGTATTGACCCATCAGGAAGAGACGGCATCACTTCTTGCCACTGGTATGCGATAGATTGGAACTCAAGAGTTTTCTGCTATCGGGAACACTATGGCACGGGATTAGACGCTGACCAGCACGCATTAGAGATAAAACGGCTGTCTGAGGGCGAGAAATACCGCTACACAGTGATTGATTCGGCTGCGTTCTCTAAGCTCGGATTACCAGAAACTATGGCAGAGATTTATGAACGATGTGGAGTGACAGGATTAACTCCGTCATCAAAGGAAAGAGTAACTGGTTGGAACATGGTGCATACATATCTTCGTTGGGATGAAAATGAAGACCCGAAACTAAAGATTTTTTCTACTTGTAATAACCTAATTAGAACACTTCCGATATTAGTGCATGATGATTTACACCCAGAAGATTTAAATAGTAAAGGGGAAGACCACGCAGCAGACGAGTTAAGATATTTTTTACAAACATTACGAGAGGGTCATACCGAGAGACCTATGACATTCGTTGAGAGGCGTCTAAAAGAAATGAAGGAACATGAAGAAGATTTTAATTTAAATTATCATAAATAATATGGCATTATAAAGCAAAATCCGAAATTATAATCATTAACCAGATTTTGCTGTGCCATATATGAAAATGGAACTACTTAAGAAATCGGGTGTCGTTTTGGAAGCACTAAGAGGTCTTCAGTTTAGAATAAAATTAGAAGAGGGTCACGAAATAAGGGCATATATTAGTGGAAGAATGAACAAGAACAAAATAAAGATTATGCCAGGTGACGAGGTGATAGTGGAAATCCCTCAAGATATTAAAATAGAGAATTGCGTTGGGAGAATCATTATTAGAAAATAAATGTCAATCATTCCTAAAATAAAACCAAACAAAGAGAATAAAGTTATGCCTAAACAATCAAGGGCTTTACAATCTAATAAAAAGGACTATAATAAAAGTGAGAGTATTCCTTTGGTCGATAAATTAAAACAACAACTTTTTATAAATAAATAATATGTCTGAAAAACAAACTACATCAACAGGGTATATGAAAAAGGTAACTCCAACAAGCGGAGCGGAATTACCATCAAAGGAAAAATACTATCCGTCAATACACTTATCTTCCAAGGATTTGAAAGAAATCAAGAATTGGGAAGTGGGCAAGACATATAAGGTCATTTTGGAAATAAAACAAAAATCAATGTCTGAGGACGCTGACAAGACAATTTCAGCGTCTTTTGATATTATCAAAATAGGTATCAAATAAATGGCAGAAGAAATAAAAGAAAAAATAGAGGAAGACGAAAAAAAGGAAGGGAAAGAACCACTTTACACGGCAACACCCGAAGACCAGAAAGTGATTACCTTTATCAGCAAACGAATTGAGGAAATGAAACAATACCGCAAGAATCTTAAAGTTGAGGACGATTGGAGAGATGCTGATAAAGAATATACTCCTTCAGAAATTCCTTTAACCCCAGCGAAAAAGAGGTTGGAACAAAATCAAGATACTGGATTAAGGTCAAGATTGGTGACGGTGTCAACCGAAGAAGACGGTTGGCGTTCTAATGTTTCCGACCCAACATTACTATCTAAAATACAGACGGCAATTTCTATTATTATTGACCGAGACCCCCGAGCAGTAATGACTGCTTTGGTTAAGAAGTTTGAAAAGACATCTAAACTTGCCAATGGATTATGGAAAAGGAACTGGAAAATATCTGATTCAAAACATGTATTGAAACTATTCGCATTTGATTTGGCTAAGTATGGCTGGGCAGTAGCAAGGACTTATCCACGATTAATTAAATACAATAAAAAGATATTGACCGAATATGATGCCGAGAATCCAGAAAAATCAAAATGGGAAGATAAAGAATTGGTATGGTATAATGATGTGGCAAAACAAAGATTAGACCCATATAGAACTTGGATTGATGAAATGGCAAAACCGTATGATTCTTATTCAAGGAATGAATGCTATTACGAATTAGATTTCTCATCTGATTCAGCGAAAGTTGAGTTTGATAAATATACTAATTTCAAATTTATAGGCACATCGGCAAAACAGGTTGATTTAGAAGGACTATCCGAAGAACAAAAAGTATTATTAGAGAAAGAAAGGAAAGATATAATCACTATTGGATTTTTTGAAAGCAGACTCAAGGATTTGTATATTATTTATGTCCCATCTAAAAAGATAGTTCTCTATGCTGGGCATTTACCGAATGATGACGGACTATTAAGTTTATGGGATACACCTTGGATATTAAAAGATTCTAATACTCCTTATGGCATATCGCTTTGGAAAATAATCAAAGGTAAGAAAGAACTATATGACAAAATGATGAATATGACAATGGACGAATTAGTTCTTTCAATTCTTAAAATGTTCTTTTACACGGGGACTACCGATATATTCGCTGATGGTAAAATTAAAATACAACCAGGGAAAGGAAAACAAATACAGAACGGAGATGTTAAATGGCTCGAGGTTCCACCTCCAGGCAAGGAAGCATGGGCAGGATTACAATTCCTTAAATCTGGATTAGATGACGATTCTGGCATTCCGCCAATACTTGAGGGAGAGATAACTGGCAAGACATTAGGCGAGATACTTCACGCAAAAGAAGCTTCCCTTAAGAGATTAAAGATACCTGTTGAGAATATTTCCTATGCTATAGAACAAGACGCTTATTTAACACTTTCTTGGATGGGGCAGATTTATTCAACACCAGAAATTAAGAACTTTGCTACTTCTACAGAGTTAATGGCTTATGAAAAAGAATCTGGGTTGACTCATAATGAACTATTCGGAAAACTTAATCCAGAAAATCCAGAAGAAATAAAAGAATATAAAGCAACATTCCTTCCAGAATTATCATTACATCTTGAAGAAAAAGGCGGACAACTAATTGAATCAAAAGAATCAAAATACTTTCAAGTTGGAAAAGATATTAAAACTGAGGAATTAGGATGGCGAGGAATGATTGATGTTGTTCCAACTTCTATTCTTGCTCCGTCAGAAGAATTGGAGAAACAAAGGAAATCAGAAGTATTTAATTTATTAGTTCCATTATTAGGACAAGACCCAACATTAGTATCAAAGGCATCAAAGCAATTATTAAAAGCCAATGACGAAGACCCAGAAGATTGGTTGCCTGATTCTTGGTTGGAGTTAGAAAAAACGGCGATGCCACAATTATTCGTTGATAACCCCGCACTACAAAACGAAGGTATGATTGCTCCAGGCGGAGGTCAAATACCGCTACAAACGGCAACTGGCGGGCAAACAATACAGGGCAAAACAGGAATGACTCCTAATCAAGGCGGAAATACCGTTGTGCCACAAAACCAAATACAAGGTGGCAATAAAGCAGGAGGAATACTGGGTGCGATTAAATCAGCATTAAAAATAAAACAAAGGTCAACTTGACTTTAATAAATAATATGTATAAAATAAATATATGGATAATAAAATAAGAACATCAACTGGTTGGATGAAGAAAAGAGTATCAGATATTAATAGTGCTATCAAGGATAATAAAAAGAAGATTATTGGTTTAACTGGCAAACTAAATGAGGCAAAATATAAACAAGATATGAGTCCTATTGGTTTAGCAAAGGAAACGATAAAAGGTCTGCCCAAAGCAGCAGTTAAAGTTGGCAAGGCACTTCTTATTCCATCAAAGAATATAAAACGAAATCCATTGCCAGCATTACAAAAAGTTCCCAAAGGACTTAAGAAAATATAAATATGCAGGAAGCAAATCGCAAACAATTAATCAAACTATTACATAGCAATGAGTTTGAAGCAGTAATTAAACTTAGTTCTGAGATAATTGAGAAATGGAACGAAGATAATGTAATAGGAAAAGATGAGTTTGAAACATTGAAACTTCTATTTACACGAGAAGGAAAAAAAGAGGGGTTAAGAGAATTCTTAAATGCTTTGGAAAATCCAGAATAATTATGATAAAAGGACATAACATCGCCAATTTAACAGATTTACAGGGAAATAGTGATGTTGAGGTTGAAATTAACCGATACAAAGGACAGGATTTCGTTGAGTTGAGAATAAAAGATAAAAAAGATATTTCTCCAACTGATAAATGGAAATCGGCAAATATAGGCATAAATGAATTATATTCATTGGTATTATCATTGGTGGGTGGCGAAGAATTAGACGAACTAATACCCGATAGACAAATTAAAGTTAAGGTCTACGAACGACAACATAAAATAAAATTGCTCAGAGATATGAAGAAAGGAGAAATTGTAGTCGCTAATTTCAAAATAGAAATACCAACTGATATAAATGATGATATAAAAACATTTGTAGGCAAAGATTACAAAGTCCAGATAAAAGAATTAAAATAAAGGTCGGAGTTCTCGCCCTCTTCGGCGAGTAAAGAAATTAGAAGTAAAAAACTCAAAACAATGAAAGAAGAAATTAGAAAAAAGAGAGCAGAGGAGAAACTGAGGAAAGAATCCGAATTAGACCCGAGATATGTTACGAAAGACGATATTACTAAATTAGAAGATGTGGTAATGAATATCGCCAAAAGCGTTAATGAATTAGCACATTTAAAAGCTAATCCTCCAATTATAATTGAAAAGAATGTTCCTGAAATAGAAGGCACTGCTGATTTATCAAAGATTAAAGAATCAAGCAAATCAACACCTATTCCCACAGACGAACAAATAGCAGGTGGGTCAGAGAAAGCACCAATTCCTCCAGCATGGAGAAAGTTAGTGGACGAAATATTGGGAATGGATTTTGGAATCAATGTTTCGTATCCATTATCGGGAGGAGGGTTTCTTTTCAAGATTATAGTTCCAGCAGAAAAATCTAATATGAGCAAGGATTACAAGGAATTCTACAAGACCGATGTTAGAACTAAATCTATTAATTATAACGAAGGAGCAGACGGAGTTAGAAAATTCTTAGAATTAGTTAAAAAGAATCTTGAAAAAAAAGCAGAAAATTAAAAGGTATCAATAAAAATTAAATATGCCAGCAGTTAGTAAAAAGCAAAGGATAGCGATGGCAATCGCAGAACATAATCCTAAAAAACTATATAAGAGGAATAAAGGATTAGCCAAAATGACAAAGGGTCAACTTCACGATTTCGCAACTACAAGCGAGAAAGGATTACCAATAAAAAAAAAGAGAAGATATTCCTCGACTGGCTACATAACATAAATATTATGAAACTATCATTAACAATTTCAGAACGCATTTATGCTCTTGCTATATTAAATCAATTCAAGGGAAATCTTGAAACTATGGTTGATATAATGGAGGATATTAAAGGATTCAGAATAACTAATGAAGAATGGGAAAAATCAGATAAAAAGGTGAACACCGTTATGGACGGAGAAGGAAAACCAATAACTTCTTGGACTTGGGATGACGAGAAGGGAGGATTAAAAGAAATTGAAGCGACTAAAACTACGACAGATTACTTAATTGGCAAGATAAAAGAATCAAACGACAAAGGAGAGTTCACATTACAAGACAGAGCAGCAATCACTCTAAATGATAAATTAGAAGGGAAAAAATCAAAGTAATTTAACAATTTAATAAAAGGTATGGACTATTCGGGGAGTTATTTTTCTCCCTAATGGGAGTTCCATACCACCATTAGGGGGAATAATAGCTTTCCGAATAGGAAGGCTATTTTCTTGTTATTCTTTAGACAAGTAAAATAAGTAAAGTAAAAAAACTATGCCTGAAGAAAAAAAGGAAGTAAATGTCGATGTCGACAAAATTGAGTTAGAGCCTTCCGAGACCGAAGAGGACGAGGAAGTAATAACTAAACCAGAAGACATTGACGGAGAGGAAACTCCATCGGAATCTTCCACCGAGAAAGAACCAAGCGATGCCACAGAGGACGAAGGGGAACCACCTATCGAGGGCAAGGGTGAAAAACTTATTACCCACGAAGAAACTCCTGAATCCGAAGAAGACAAAGGCGTCGTTGAGCCGTCACCCGAGGAATCTGAAGATGAAATCAAGCGTCTTCCTAATGAAACCCCTCGTGAATATGCTCTTCGTTTAGAGGTCACTCGTCTCAAGCGAGGTAATCGTGAGAAACGGGCAAAAGATTTATTAGGCGAAGTAAAAACAGATAAACCATCTGGGATTACTGATGCCCAATACAATGACTTAAGTGAAGACGAAAAGAAATTACTTAGTCAATATGACGCTACCGAATTAAACACATTGGAGAAAATCTTAGGTGTGTTGGCAAAAAAACACGGGTGGGTTAAAAGAGACGAACTAAAATCATCAACACAAGAGAGAGAATCAAATGATATTTTGGATACATTTTTATTAGGTCATCCTGAATATTTACCAGAAAATGATAAAGATAATGTGTTGTGGGACAGATTCAAATCAGAATTCCACCTCTATAAAATACCCGAGAATTCAAGAGATTTGAAAAAAATCTTTAATAAGATTCACAGTGATATTTTTGGAGTAAAATCAGATGATGGACTCAGAAAGATTGATGCTCAGAAAGAGAAACTCAAAGTCGTATCTCATTCTGGCGGTTCGGCAACAAGAGGTTCGTCTTCTACCGAAGGAGTTCGTTTAAATCCAGAACAAAAAGCTCATCTCAAGGGATTCTCTGAAAAAGACCTTGAGGAATTGGGATTATAAAGAATTCCGTCGAGCACTTAATAACTTAATATAAAAATTAGCATTATGGTAGGGTTTAAAGTAATTTCGTCAATGAAGGAATCTTCATTTGATAAATTGCCGATTTCAACTCTCGCTCTCGCCGTTGGTGATTTAATAGAACAAGAAGCTGGTATAGCAACTTGGACTAAATGCGATGCTACTTCTAACCATTGGACTCGTAAAGCAATTGTTATGGAGGCGGTTACAACCGCAGCCACATCAGTTTTGGCTTATGAGTTAGATGGAGCAGAGAAAGTAGAAGCACAGTGTGCAAACACCGCATCAGCAGCCGACATAGGCGATAGAATGATTCTAACTGACGAAAACACCGTCAATAATTCTCATAGTGATGTTACTGGAGGTTATCCAGCATTCATTATGGACAAAATTGGTTCAACGACCACTTCAATTATTGGCAGAGTTATGGTTGGTAGCGGAGTAGACCCTGATGCTACTGGATAAAACTATGAGTGTCGCACCATTAAATATAGCTCAGGCTGCGGACTTGGTAGATTTATCTATTCAGAAAATCTTCTCTAAAACATCTGACCCAGAACCGCAATATACGAAATATTACAATGTCAGGTCAACAGAAGATTATTATGAAAAAGATAGTAGCTTATCAGGTCTCGGCGAAGCGGATTTCGTAGATGAGAATTCAGCAATAGTTAGTGATACTCCAATCCAAGGATATGATAAAACATACACCCAAAATATGGTGGCAATTATTGTATCATTCACTTGGAAAATGTGGAGATTTGGTATTAAGAAAAGAGACCTCAACAATGTCGCAAAGGAATTGAAAGCTTCAATCGCAAGAAAGCGTGAGAAACTTTGTGCCGAACGATTAACTAATGGTTTTGAAACAACCTCTTATACTCATTATGGGATAGGCGGAACAAGAACTATTAGTATTGCTGGAGGTGATGGTCTTGGTCTAATCGACGACGACCACACAAGAGAAGACGCTGGAACTAACATGAACAATTATGTTTATGACGGAACCACATATAATCTTCCCTTTGACTACTCTGGTCTAAAGGCTGCCCACAGGACAGCATCGTTATTTGTTGACCCAAGAGGAAATCCTCGACCTGCTAACCTCGATACATTAGTTTGTAAAAAGGGAAGTGCGGTTCATTTCAAAGCAAATGAAATCTTGGGAGCAATTAAAGCTGGAAAGATTCCAGAATCAATGGATAATGACGCCGCAGCCGTTCCTGCGTTTAAGATTCTTGCCCTTGATTATCTTTCAACTGCCGCTTATTGGTGGATGTTTGATAGCTCGAGAGCATTAACAGATGCAGAAGGTCTTCAGTTTATTGAATCACAACCGACAACTCTTGACCCAGTGAATGTTGTCTACAAGACAAAGGAAATTCAGAACAGTGCCACAACCGTATTTGATTTAGGTCATAACGATGTTGCACGATGCTGGGTTGGGTCAAAAGGTGATTCGTCCAATCCTTCTGACTAACATTAGTTAGTGGGAGGCAAAGGTCGAATTAAATCAAATCAAAATAGATGGGTCGAAGTGGGTGAGAGTAATTTTACTCAAAATTCTATACACGACCCCTCTACAAAAAAATGACAATAAATAATAAAAATTATAGTTCTCCTCAGAATATCAATTTGAAAGGAGGTCTATTAAGGTTTAACGCAACGCAAGCAAGCAATCCATTTGGTGATGTATCTTATGGATTATATGTTAATGACTCGGGAGAGTTAATTTTTCGTTCATTAACAACATCAACAACTCTTGGAACGGCTGGTGGCGGAAGTTCCGCTCCAACCTTAGATGCGATTTATGCTGGAGATAAATCTTTGGCTATCACGGCTGGGGCTTTAACTCTTGCTGGAGCACATGCATCAAACGATGTATTGCTAATTACAAACGCATCAGGAAGTGGCGATTGTATTCAGGTTACTAATTCTGGGACAGGAAACGACATTGAAGGGACAGGCGATACTTGGCACTTCACCAAGGCTGGCGATTTTACTGCCAATAAGGGAGTAATGGCTGGCGATGCTGGTTCAGATTCTCTAACCCTAACAGCAGGTGATGTTGTATTTTCTGACGGGTCTGTAACGATTACAGATGCTGACGATGCTACGACATTATCAATTACAAATGATTCTTGCGTTGGAACAGGACCTTTGGTTTATATCACTGGTGCTGGAACATACACAGGAACAGATGTTACTTCGTTTGTCTATATCAATCCTTCTGGATTGGTTGCTGGGACAGCATTTTATTTGCTTTGTGACGCATTGGAAGATGGTTTAGGTGCACAGATAGTCGGCGATGCCTTGACATCTGGTGCTTTACTAACTGTTTCTTCTTCTTCGGCTGCAATTACCAGCACAACTGGTGGTTTGTTATCTGTGGTAAGTAGCGGAGCAACTGCGACAGGTTCGGTATTGGCTTATATGAGTTCGGCAGCGGCTGATGACGCAATCCTTCTTCAATTACTGGTATCAGATGTTTTTGAAGGAGGTTCTGTATTTGACATTTCGGCTGCAGCAATGACTACTGGAACAGCGATAGATATCGGAGACCTCTCGGCAGTCACCACTGGTAAAGGATTATTCATCGATAATGATGGAAATACTCTAACCACTGGTAAATTGATACACATTGATTCGGGAAGTGTAGCCATTACAACTACTGGTAGGATGTTCTTATCAGACCACACTGGAAATGCTGGCTCATCCGCAACTCTTAATGAGTTCAAGACAGTCGCAACAGATGAAACCGTCTTGTGTAAGTTAACCGCAGAGGCGATGGCAACAGGGAAAGTTCTTGATTTGGGAGCTTTGGCTGCCTTAACAACTGGAACTGGTATCTCAATTGCTCATACAACTTCAGTTATTGCTAACGGTGGTTCATTGGTTAAGTTAAGTTCGTCTTCTGTTGATACTGCCACAACAAGTGGAACAATATTGGATATAGCCAATACTGGTTCCGTTGCTGGAACGCTGGTTAGAATTTATTCTAACTTAGCAGCCCAGACAGGAACCACTGGATTGGAAGTGAAGGCGGCTGGTTATACAACTGGATATACAGGAAGTTTGGTTCAGTTTACTGGTTGTGGAACAACTGGAGACGCAGAAGTCTTGTTGGTAACAAGTGCCAATACCACAGCAGGACAGGCCGTTAAAATTGTTTCCGCAGCAACCACAACAAATGGTTCTGCGTTAAATATCTTAGCAGAGGGTCTTACAACAGGTGTCGGATTAAGATTTGCTCATACCACATCTGTAATAGCAGATGGTGGTTCAATGGTTAGATTATCTGACTCTGGCGTTGCTACTGGTGGAACGACCAATGGAACAATTCTCGACATAATCAATACTGGCTCAGTAGCTGGCACATTAGTCAAGATTTTCTCAAATGTCGCCGCTCAAACAGCAACTTGTTTGCTTGACATTGTAGCCGCAGGCTACACCACTGGTTATACTGGAAGCGTAGTGAAAATCACTGGCGTTTCAACAACTGGTGCTGGTGCCGTTCTAACGGTAACAGGAGCAAATACAACCGCTGGCACAACGGTGACCGTTGATGCCGCAGCAGTTACCACAGGAACTGGATTATTAGTTACTTCGGCTGGCGTAATAGTCACGACTGGAGAATTAGTAAGTCTGGTTGCTAACGGAGCTACAACCTGCACGGGCGTGTTAAGAATTTCAGCCACAGCCTTGACCGATGGATTCGTAGCAGAATTAACAGGTGGCGGATCAACCGCAACAGCAACAGGAGGCGTATTAAATCTTGCTGCTGGAGCAGCCACCGATGGTTCGGCATTAAGGATTACGACCACTGGCATTTATATTGGCACGGCTGGAATTGTAGATATCAACGCAACCGAAACAACCACAGGAACAGTTATTGATATTCTCAATGAAGGTAGAACTACTGGCGATGTTATAAAGATAACCACCAATACTACTGGAACTGGGAATTACATTCACTGTTACGATGGTGCGGCTACCGATTTCAAAGTCAGCAGATATGGTGCAGTGACGATTGCTGGAAACGCAATAGGAACAGCAGCACTGACAATGAATAATGGAGACCTTGTAATGACTTCTGGAAATCTTATATTGACAGGTGGTCATATCAAGAATACTCCTCAGGCAATTGTTAATGCCAATACAGCAATTTCAATTGCGACATTGGGAACGACTATTGCGAATGATGGTGCCTCAACTCACACGCTTGCTGATGGAACAGTCGGTCAACTCAAATATATCGTTTGCACGGTTTACACTGGCGATGCGGTAATTACTCCATCCAACTTTGTTGGGTCAACAATTACCTTAAACGCCGCTGGAGACTCGTGGCTCGGTGTATTTGTAGGGACTGAATGGGTGACATTAGCATTAGGCGGAACAGCTGCAGTAGCATAAGGAATATAAGGAAATAGCATTCTTTTCGAGGAGTTTTCTTGAAATTAGTAAAACTCCTCCCCTGAGGGATAATTAATTAAAATACTACAATGATAAACGAAAAAAGAATACACGCAAATATAGATATTTCCACTTCTGGTGATAATACTATTATATCTGCTCCTGCGGGAACCAGTGAATTTTTGGTAATTGACCATATTAATCTTGTGCCCAATTCGGCAGTGAGTATTATTCTCAAGACTGGAAGCACAAGCTTAAGTGGAACTTACTCATTAACTGCTAATCAAGGATTTGTGCTTGAGAATTCATATCAAGACCAAGATGGATTACTAACTTGCGGGAAGAATGAAGCATTTATTATCAACTTAAGCGGAGCAGTTCAAGTATCTGGATTTGTGAAATATAGAATAATAAATAGATAATATGTCAATAATAACAAAACCAAAATTACAAACAGAAGAAGAGAGGATGGCATTCCTTAATAGTGAGAATAATCGGATTAAGAAAGAATTTGATGATAAGGATGAAGAATACGATTCTTTGATTTTGACAAAGGATGAGGAAATAGCCATTCTTGATAAACAAATTATCGACAAAAAGAATAGCATTGAATCACTTAATAGTGATGTAGATATATTGTTAAAAAACAAAGATACTTTAACAAATGAAAAAGAGGAGTTAGAGAAGAGTAATAAAATCCTCAAAGAAGAGAATAAGAAATTAGATATAGAAAATAAATTAATTAAAACATTATCGGATGATTCGGCAACAAAATCAAAAGAAATATTGGAATTGGCAACAAATAAAGAAAAAGATGTTAATAAATTATCCCAAAAAATAGAAGAGGAAAAATCAACATTAGATAAAGACAAAAAGAAATGCGAAGAAACAAGAAAGATTCAGGCAGAAAAAGAAACCGATTTAATAAATAGAGAAGAAAGAATTATTGAACGAGAAGGTATATTAGATAAAAAGAAACTTCTATTAATGGATAAAGAGAAAACACTAATATCAAATGATATGATTATTGATGAAAAGATTGATAAGATAAATAAAGACAAAGAGAAAGAATTAACCATCACAGAAGAATTAATTAAAAGTCAATTAAAAGAATTGGAAACAAAAAAAGAAGAATTTGATAGAAAAGAAATTGAATTAAATACAAAAGAAAATAATCTTGATAATAGAGAAAAAGAATTAACTAATAGGGAGAAAGATTTTATAATAAGAGACAATGAGGTAAAAGTTAAGGAAAGATTAATAAAATCAAAAGAGAAATTATTAAATACACCATAAAATGTCAACTATATCACCAAAAGGAGAACAAAGCTCTGACGAGGAAACAGATTTATTGACAGGATTGAATAATTTAGCCATTAGTCCAGACGGGCAATTTATTAGGAAAATAAATTCTTATACTTTTGAAAATGCTTTGCCAATTTCAATAAATGAAACCGACCCAGTATTTAGTTATTGGTTGATAAATACTCCCCCTTTGTATTCAGAAATAGACCCAGTATGGATTGCTGATAAACCAAACTATCTTACAATAGCAACCGCTTCTACAACTTATGTCCCCTACACAGGAGCAAATGCTGATGTAGATTTAGGAACTCATAACATAACAACCACAGGAACTGCTACTTTAGAAAAACTAATAGTAGATACAGATACTTTATTTATAGATAGTGTAAATCATAGAGTAGGAATAGGCACTGCTTCTCCTGCTTATATTTTGGATATAATTGGAACTATAAGGACACAAGGGGTTGATATTAAAAAAGATGGTAATTTTGGAACAGGTTTTTCAATATTAAACGCTGGAACAGGAGTATTATCTAATGAAAGTTTCTATCTAGGAGAAAGTGGTTCTGGTGGAAAATATGGTGGTATGAACTATTTTAATAATTCATATACTCCTAATGGTTTATTACTTCCTAATTCAACTTGGATATATGGAGCTAACACTGGCGGATTAACCCTAATGGCTTATAATGCTGCTGGAGTTATAAGATTTGCTACTGGTGGAACAGGAACTGCTTATGAAAGAATGAAAATACTTGCTAATGGAAACATAGGTATCAATACAACAGCTCCAGATAAAAAATTAGAAATAAACTCTGCTGATGGTAATAACTTACGCTTAACTTATAATGATACTAATGGTTCGGCTACTGCCTACACAGACATTTTAACAACATCTGGTGGGGACTTAACAATCACTCCTTCAGGTGGGGATATAGGAATAGGAACTGCTAATTTAGCAACAACTGGGGCATTAAAAGGAGTTCATAAAGCGGCAGATGGAACAAGTGCTGTTGCTGATGGAACTTATACTACAGGAATAGGAGGAACTACCAATGGAACAATAACAATTAAGGATGGTATAATAACAGCGATACAAGAAGCTGTGGCATAAAAGTCGATAATAATTAATTAAAATAATAAATATGGCAAGTTTTGTAAAAATAAATAGTTTTGTCGAGAATTTAGCTGAGAAATTGATTGATTTAAGTGGAGCGGCATTAACAGTGGCTTTAACTAATACTGCCCATACAGCAACTTGGGACGAATTAGCAGATTTGACTCAAGTGAATTATGATAATTGTTCTTCAAGGGTGATAACAGTTAGCACTTCGGCTCAAACAGATGGAACATATAAATTAGTATGTGCTGATTTGACTTTGACAGCTACGGGAACAGTCGGACCTTTTAGATATGTTTATATTTATGACGATGGTTCAACTGGAGATAAATTGATTTGCTATTATGACTATGGTTCATCGATAACTTTAGCAAGTGGAGATACTTTTAAGATAGATTTTGACGGGACAAATGGAGTATTGACTATTGCTTAATCGATATGGCTAATACAAAATCACTTGATTTAGAATTAAGTTCGTCTCAATATGCCTCAATCGCTGACGCAGGTCAGACAGGATTAGATTTGTCAGAGGACATTACCCTTGAAGCATGGATTAAATTAGAACAGAAAGCATCAACTGCTGGAACGGTATTTACAATAATTTCAAAGGCGGATGGGGCATTAAATAAACGATTATATGGATTTAATATAGCAAGTGGTGATGATAAATTATCCTTTTATGTTTCTGATAATGGAACTGCTGATTCTGGTCATTTTCTCTCTTGGGTAAGCACGACAGCAATGACCACGATTGCCACCTGGTTTCATGTTGCTGTTTCCCTTGATTTAAGCACAGAGACATGTCATTTTTATGTGAATGGAGTGGAAGAAGATGGAACTATTAGTTATGGAGATTCTGTTGGTGCATCTTTGGCGGGAAATGATGTCAGTTTTAAGGTTGGTGCATACGCAGATGACGGAAGTGCTGATAAGTTCTTTGATGGACTAATAGATGAGGTTAGAGTTTGGAATGATATTAGAAGTCAGGCAGAAATATCAGCAAATTATGAAACTGAACTTATTGGTAATGAAGCAAATTTAATTGGATACTGGAAATTCAATGACAGTGCCTTAGATGAAACTTCAAATAATAATGACTTAACTCTTAATGGAAGTCCTTCATATTCAGCAGATATCCCTACATGGACAATTGATTATACCATAGGGGTAATAGTTGGTTCTTTTACTCTAACTGGAATAACGGTTGGATTATTACGACCTATTATAAACATGGTAGTTAGTGCTGGTAGTTTCGTTTTAACAGGAATAACAACTATATTCACAAAAGTGCTAAACATTGTTTTAGAAGTTGGAAATTTTACATTAACAGGAATAGACACTATATTAACTAAAGCGTTAATAATAGTTGCTAACACTGGAACATTCGTCTTGACTGGAGTAGCAAACATCTTTACAAAGGCATTAAATATAATTTGTTCAGTAGCGACATTTACTTTGACTGGAATAACCGCAGCACTCAAAAGAGGATATACAATAGTTTGTGTGGTGAGCTCTTTTATTCTTACTGGAGTAACCATAGGATTATTAAGACCAATAATAAATATGGCAGTAAGCGTTGGGAGTTTTATTTTGACGGGAATAGAAGCAGTTATTAATAAATTTCAATTTCAGATATTTATTAAAAGACCAAATGTTGTAATTTCAGAATCAAAAGTCAAGGTAGGTATTGAAAAAAGTAATATTAATGCTAAAATTAATGGTAGTATGCCAATAACAAAAATATGAAGATTTTAAGAACCTCAAATAAAGATTTAACCGCTGATAAGAAAAATACATTTTTGACAACGGATATAGCATCTGGTGGTTCAACTTTAACTGTTCAGAGTATTGTTGGATTTACAACTAATTTGCCTTTATGTATTGGGGATATAGGAGAAGAGAATTCAGAAATAGTCCAGACCCATGCTGCGACATCGCCAAGTGGAACAACGATTACCCTATCAGCAAATCTTACTTTTAGCCACAATAGAGGCACAAAGGTTTATATTGTTTATTGGAATCAGATTGAAATATCGTGGTCTGAAACTACCACAGGGTCAAAGGCGGTTCTTGATACTATTGCCATACAATCAGACCAAAATGAAACTATTTATACTGATACTGCAAAAACATCTGGATATTATTTTGTTAGATTTAAGAATTCAATAGATACAACCTATTCAGATTATTCCGACCCGATTTCTTATAGTGGATATGGAGCAAATACGGTTTTCTCAATAAAAAAGAGAGCCCTTGACGATTTGGGCGAGAAAATAGATGGAGTTATTATCACAGATGAATGGCTTAATGAATCATTATGGGAAGGAAGAAGAGAACTTGATAACGAAGAAAGTATTGGTAAATGGTCTTTTAGAATAAAGAGAAACTATAACGCTGGGAGTATAATTCCTGGCACTTTTCAATTAACATTACCGACCAACCTAAGGAAGCCAACTACTGCTGAGAATATTTTATCAATTAGAATTGGAGAAGATGGACAAGAACTTGATTACGAAGATATAGTTAGATTTAATAGGAATTATAAAGGAATAAAACATACTACACTAAATGGAGCAGTTCTCGCCGCAGATACATCTATAATTTTAACCGATTCTGGAGATTTTGATGAATCTGGTTCTATTTATGTGGCAGGAGATTCAGTGGATGATACAATAGACACTATTGCTTATACTGCTAATGCAGAAACAACGAATACTATTTCTGGGGTAACGGGAATACAAACAGGTGGACACGCAACGGGGAAAGATGTGTGGCAAAATATTTCGTTTGGATTACCCACTACATTTACAATTGATGGCGAGAATAAGAAAGCAGAATTTGATATTCCATTCGACGATGACTATGCAGGAGAAAATATTTATATGGATTACTATTCGTCTTTGCCAGTTTATGATTCGGATGCTGACGAACTTGACGAACCACAATATGATTTATTTATAGATTTTCTTAAATGGAAGATTAAATATAGGAAAAGTAATGGAAAATTAGAAGCAACTAAAGATTCTGATTTCCTATTATGGGAGAAAAAGAAAAAGAGTTTTATCGCAAAAGAACAACTTGGTCAGGATATTTATTTAATACCTGGATAAAATTATGATTACACGACTTGACCCAATTTCAATAACGAACTTCTCGGATGCCCTTATAACATCTGGGGCTGTTGCCGATAGTCAAATACCTCTAAGTGTAGTATCTGAAAGTATGAACTTTGATTTTGACACTATTGGTTCTGCCAAGACAAGATTAGGAACAACATTATTAGGAACACAGATTTCAGCAAGTAGTGATATATTAGGACTTTACGAATTTCGTGATTCGGGGTCTGGAACAAACAACCAGATATTAACTGTTAATGGAAGCACAGTTTATTATTTAGTGGGCACAACTTGGACTTCTAAAAGAGCAGTTACTTCTGGATATAAAGCAGAATTTACCACATTCCTTGATTTGGTATGGATGGTTAATGGTATTGATACTACAATGACTTGGAATGGTAATCCCTCGACAACTTTCGGAACTACACAAGCAACGAGTGCACCGATAGGAAATTATATCGAGAATTTTAGGTCAAGGGTATGGATAGGGAATGATACTGATAGGGTTTATTATTCTTCGTTACCAGATTCTTCGTTAAATATTACTTGGGATACAACTAATTGGTATATTGACATAAGTCCTCAAGATGGTGATAATTTAATTAAATTAAAGAGAAGCAAGAATGCCTTATTAGTTTTTAAAAGAGAACATTTATACAGAATTTATTCAGTAAATGAAACCGAACCAGACCCTAAAATAAATGTTGGAACTTATTCTGGAAGAAGCGTAGTTGAAGCAGTTGATGGTGTTTATTTTCATCACCCATCAGGAATTTATCGATACAGCGATGGGGCATTAACATGTATATCTGAACCAGTTATTGACTTTATCAAAAATATCACTGTGGTGAATTATTCAAAGGTAGTCGGTTGGGAGGATGGTAATCATGTTTATTTTTCAATTGGCGATGTGAGTATTGGAGATATTTCTTATATTAATGTTGTTTTACGATATACTATTTCATCAAAGGTATGGACATTCAGAAGTTATCCGACACAATTTTTAGCGAGTTCAAAGTATAATGATGGCACAACCATATTCAATTTATGTGGAGATGATGATGGAAATATTTTGAAAATTAATGTGGGAAATACTGATAACGGTAGTGCTATATTCTATTCGCTAACTACAAGACCTTATTTATTAGATGGTTTATTCTCTACAAGAAAACATATTCAGAAAATGGCGATAGTTCATCAAGGATTAGAAGGAGCAAGTATTAGTTATAGAGTAAATAGTGATAATATAAATGATTTCAAACAATTATGCCAAATAAAAGAAAGTGTCGCACAAACATTAAATACTGATATTAAGGGAAAAGTAATATATTTTAATATCAAAGGTTCATCGGTAGGAGAACAGGTGGAATTCAAGGGATTTGAACTACTCGAAATTACGAGTGAGACCATCGGCTAACTATGATACCTATTCATCAATAAAACGCCACATGGGGCGAAACAAGGGGTAATAATTAAAGACAAAATGATAATATGACCGAGAATCCATTACTTTATACAAATTTCGGGAAAAATCTTTATCGCATATCAACCGAGAAAATTACTTCGGATTCTCCTGATATTGACCCAGATACTCTTTCCTCGGGAACGATTGCTTCAATAATAGGAACAAAGATGAATATAACTGGAAATGATATTTATTTATTTGATAATTCAACAGGAGGCACAGACCCAATTACAGGAGATGCGGCAACAATTTTCTTTCCAAGGAGCGACGACAATACACAACAATTTTTAATAAGGAAAAGGGCTGGAGTAAATTATGATGATGAAAATGTTCAGGAAATGTTCTTTGATAAAGCAGCCAATAATTCAAGATATAATTATTTATTTATAGGAAGGGCAGGAGACCAAGATGCTGATGAATCAAATCTTAATAGAGTAGTTATAAGCATAAAAAATACTTTTGAAATAGACCATTATAATGCTCCTTCCAATCCTCTTATGGTTATTGCCAATTCTGATTGGTCTGAATTAGGAGTAGGAACTGCTGGTGGAACAAGAACAATAATGGTTTTCAAAGATGTTGGAACTAATATGGTATTTACAGGTTCTCCAGATTTTACAGAAGGAACAATAATAACTGGCTCAACATCTGGTTCAACTGCTTATGTTGGGACTAAAATAGATGCGAATAATTTCAAAATAGTGGGAATAGATAAGATGTTTGAAACAGGGGAGACGGTTACGAGTGGAGCAAAAAGCGGAGTATTGAGTTCGGTCACACTAACATCGTATAGTTCAACTGATGGTTCTGGTGGTGGGGCATTATTATTCGGACAGATAGCAACAATAGCTGGAGTTGATTATGGATTTACTGGATTATGGTTGGATGCTTATTGTCTTAATTCTGGTGTTGATATAAAACCAGTTGTTGATAATTATTATGATATAGGAGATACCACTCATAGATTTAAGAATATTTATGCAGAAAATATTATATCTTCCAATGGAGTAACCACAGAATTTGTATATGGAGAAGTTATTGTTGCTAAAAATTCGGTAATGATAGGGAATGGTTCAAGTGGTATTCAGGTTCAAATGCTAACAAGTGAAGCAGCAGACGAAGATTATACTTTTGGGAGAAATACAGAAGATTATCATCGTAAAGTTCACGAGGTAGTCGATAAAGACGATGCTCCTCAAAATATAAAATACATAACAGTTCGGCTCAAGAAAGTGGGCAGTCCAACTGATAATGTTATAGTAAGTGTCAAAGGCTGGGGTGGTGTATTTTATGATGTTGATTTAGGAAATGGAACAATATCAAATGCATCAATTGGTGCTGGTTATGCTAATATAGCATGCACATTAAGTTCTAATGCTATATGTCCGACTGACCATGATTTCGCTATTCAATTAGAACGCAGTGGTTCATTGGATAATGATAATTATTTCTGTGTTTCTTATATTGCTGCTGGTATTGATGGCGATTATACTATTGGATTTTGGAATGGTTCAAATTGGGGAGAGTATGACGCAGACATGAAGATACTTTATGTTACTCCGTCTTGGGAAACAGGGAAAATATACAAAACAAAAGGAGACGATGTTACTCGATTGAATTTCTTTGGATTTGCGGTTGATTCTGGTAGTGCGGGAGATACTGGAACAATTCAATTTGATGGCGTAGTTGGTGGATTATCTTCCCTAACTACTGGGGCAAAATATTATATTTCTGATACCGCTGGGGCAATATCTGCTACAAAAGGAACATGTGAGAAACAAGTTGGCATCGCTTCTTCGTCTACTGAATTAGATATACAAAAGATTGACCATTGGGAATATATTTCAACAGCAAGCAATGATGGATGCACTGGCACTGGTTCAATATCAAGTGTTCCTGTTAATTGTAATTTCATAGTTTGTCATATTACTAATACTGCCGATAATATAAATAGTAATTCGGTAGAAATAATTCTTTCAAGAACAGGAAAAACTACTGGTGCAGTTCATAATCATCAGGGTGGAGATGATTTCACGGTAACATTTGATTCGGCAAATAATCAGGTTGATTGGGTTGAAACTGGAGATGTAAGTTTTGATTTAATAGTTTACTATTATACATAAAAATATGTTAATAATTATAAAATTACCAATAATAAAATAAATATATGCCAACAATAAATCAAGCAACAGCATTAAAGGCATGGGAATCAAGACCAGATTTACAGGCAACTTTTTATAGTCCTGCTTCAGGTGGATATGCGAAAGACCAATCAAAGACACCAGGTTGGAATATTTACAAATGGGCAGAACAATATGGCGTCAAGGAGATGCCAGATATTTTCAATCCCACAACACAAAATAATAATCAACCAGTTAATACTCAAACAAATATTATACAACCAACTAATACACAAAATAATGTGGCACAAAAACCATATATTCGTAATCCAGAAAGTAATGATGTTTATGATAGACAAGGAAATTGGATTGACGAAACCAAAGCTTCGCAAATACCTGAATTTTGGAATCAAGTTGAAGTTACTAATACTGCTCCGAATACGAGCAAATGGAATGAACCTGTGGCTATTACTTACGATACTGGCAACGAAGATTTAAATAATATGCTTACAAGTATTAATGATGTTTTAACCTCAATCACTAATTCTGGCAAAATAGTTAATCCTAATATTGATATAACTCCAGAATTAACCCAACAATGGTTAGACCAATCATCGACAGAATTAGACCCTTATTATAAATCACAATTTGATGCGATTAAAGATGACCTATCAACCGATTTAACTTTTCTTTCAGACCAATATAAGCAAACACAAAAAGCAAACGAAGCAACATTTAAAGCTAATCTTGAAACTCAAAGAGAATCAGAATCAGGTGCAGGAACTATTTTCAGTGGCGGTAGATTATCAAGAGAAGAAGAATTGGCACAAGGGGCTGAGAGAAATATGGAATCGTTGGGAAGCACTATGGGATATCAAGCGAGAAAAGCTGGAACATCAGCAGAAAGAACTATTGGCTCTGGCGGATTGGCTGGATTAACTTCTCCAACATATTCTTCTTATAAAGTATCAACCAAAGGTCAAGGAGGATATATTCCGTTAGGAGAAAGAAGTTTATTCTCTCCGACTGGAAATATTACTGGTTCGCTAGAAAGAGAAAAAATTGAGAAAAAGCGTGATTACTCAGATTTGCTTAAATCGTATTGGCTATCTGAGCAAAATGTGTAACATTTACTTGATTATAAAATAATGGTATAATATAAATATATGGAAAGACAATTATCGGATTTACTTGGAATAAATAATTCTTTCTCAGTAAAAGGAGGAGAAATTGGAACTTGGACTGATACTCAAACAGGTCTAAGTTATTCGGGACGAAAAAGAAAGGCTACCGATGTTGCTGTTAGTAGTCAAGTGGGTCAACAAAAAGACCTAAGTAGAAACCCCAGTCCAACTAACCCAACTACAACTACTCCGACTTCGCCAATTATCGCTGGAGGAAATACACAACTAACTACACAAAATCCAACTATTGATTTAAAACAATTTGAAACTAACGACCCGTTAAGGAAATTTAATCTTGCCTTGATGGATATGTTAAAGAAAGCACAAACAGGAGAAACCGCAATGAGTCAAGAAAAAGCACAATTAAAACGAGAAGCATATCGTTCTGGGCAAGAAGTATTTACAGGAGATGAATCAAAAATGACCCCCGAAGCAAAAATGGCGACTTTGAATAGAAATGTGGAAATGTTTAATCCGAGCATTGAGGCAGCAACAACTAAAATAAAACAATTAAAAGATATTACCGATTTAATGAAAACTACTTATGGCGAAGACTTCTATAAAATGTTGCCAGCAACAGAAGAAGATGCTCAGACATTTAAATTGGCACTACAGGCTGGAATGACACTTCCTGCTGATATATTAGAAAAATATAAGAAATTCTTTACCACAGAAGATTTTGCTTCTTGGGCTGAGGCAAATAAGAAAGGTGAAACATCATATCAACCACCAAATTCTTATCAGGAATGGGCATTGGCAGGAGGAGAAGCAGGAACTGGTAAAACTTATGCCGAATTTATTCAAACTCAAAAAACTCCTACTGCGGCACAAGAAACAACTGCTTTGTATGCCAATAGATTGGAACAAGCAGAATCCATATTTAATCAATTAGAAAAATATGTTAGTGGTCTAAGCACTTTTGATTTATATGCACAAAAGAAATTGCCTAATTGGGCAAGAAGTTCAGAATATCAATCATTAGACCAAGCTCAACGAAACTTTGTCAACGCCACACTAAGAAGAGAATCTGGGGCTGTTATTTCTCCTCAAGAATTTGAAAATGCCGAAAAACAATACTTCCCACAACCTGGAGATACTGCCAATACATTAAAACAAAAGAAATTAAATAGACAACAAATAATCGCTGGATTTATTAGTGGTTCTGGTAATGCTTATACTCCTTCTGAATATCTATCAGGACAAGATAATATTATTAACAAATCTGACGGAACTCAATGGCAACAAAATGCCGATGGTTCTTATACCAGAATAAAATGATATGACACCACAAATAGGAGAAACAATTAATAAAGAACAATTTAATCAACTTTATCCAGTTGGAACTACTCTTTCTGGAGAAGAATTTTCAAAATACGGAGAAACAGAACAACCTCAACAACAAACTGGAAAGATTAATTTCCTTGAAAGATTAAAGTTAGGTTTTGGTGGCAAAGAAGCAAAAGCCAAACAACAACAATTAGAGAAAGAATCGGGATTAAAAGGGAAGTTTGACATAGGAGATATTGCTGATGTTGCTGGGGCATCACTTCCTATTATTGGAAGTATTATTGGAGCACCCCTTGGTGGAATGGTGGGTTCGGCTACTGGGGCTGCGGGAGGACAAGCATTGCGAAGAGGAATCGGTGCCGTGATAGGAGCAGACCAACCAAAGGTTGAAGAAGTTGTCAAAGATGTGGCTTATACTGGAATTGGAACTTATGTTGGTGGGAAGATATTGGGAGGATTATTTAATGTTATTGCGAAGGTAATTCCTAATAAGTTTATGGCTACTATTTTCAAACAATCTGCTGATGATATAAAATTAGAAGTGAAGACGGGTGGGAAAAACTTAGTTCAATCTCAAAAAATATTAGAAGAAGGATTGAAAGGAAATGCCAGAAGTATGATGGAAACAAGTTTGAATACGATGAAAGATATGGAACAACAAGCCCAGGGATTAGTAAAGGGAAAACTTATTAATATTCCCGAAAAAAAGACAATTATTAATACCATTTCAAATTATATTAAATCTCTTAAACCATTAGCCAAACAATATGGATTTGAACCAGAGATTCTAAAAGAGGGAAAAACTATTATTAATGGTTTGAAATCGTCAAAAGGAAATAATGTTATTGGCGAGGTTGTATTACAGGCAAGGAGATTTATAGATAATGTTAGAAGAACAAGTTCATTCAAAACGAATCCAGACTTGAGTCCATTGGAATCTGTGTATAAAAACAGAGCAGATTATCTGAGAACTATGCTCTCAAAACAGGTCGATGGTTTGGGCGAAGTAATGAAAAGATACAAAGTTCATATTGATGCATTTGAAGACTTGGCTAAATATGCTGCGAAATCTCAGAATAAAGATTTATTTGACCTGATAGATGTATTTATTATGTATGGCATTGACCCCACAGCTTATCTTGCCAGACGAGGATTGTCTTCTGCAACATTTAAATCATATACTGCACAAGGTTTGTATCAAGGCGGGAAATTACTTGATAAATTCTTGCCTAAGGGAGTAGTTCCCACTACTGCGACAAGAGGAATACTTGATTTCTTGAATAAATAATATGAGCATACCACTTCTCTTAATTACAATAATAATCGTTGGTTTAATTCCTTGGGAAAAATGGGATAAAACTCCCAAGACAGAATCAATATACGATAAATGGATTAAAATAATCCACAAAAAGATTAGAAGTTTATTTACCACTTAATTATGAACCAACAAACTTTATCAATAATAATTCAAATCATAACTCTCGGAGGAGTAATATTCGCTATCTATAAATTCTTCAGAGACCCTGATATTAAAGCAGATAAGTCAATAGATTTAATAAAAAAAGAATGTCTTTTGAAACATGGATACATAGATAAGGATATTTCAAATATTTATAGTGACTTAAATCTTATTAAAGAAAATCACATAAAACATATTGAAGACAGATTAAATGATATAGAGAAGGATGTTTCAAATATATTTACAATTTTAGACGAGAGATTGCCTAAAAAATAAATAAGGAGGTGAGAGATGAAAACCATAAGGAGAACTTGCCCCAACTTCTTCTTTGAAATCAAAGAAAAGAAACCCAAACCAAAGAAGATGTTGCCTAAGCACTTCTTAAAAAGACCTTCGCCTCATCACGGCAAATAGAAGGTTCGGCTTCGGGGATGTGCCGAAAACATCCCCTTCAAAATAGTTATTTCTTAAGTGGGTGTGTTGAGGGGTGCGTAAAATGTTGCACCTGCAAGTGGGGGTTTGGTCTCTGCCTTAAATGGCAATTTCCCGCCTAAGTAATTACATCGGCTTAAAGTCCGTTGGGAATCCTTTGACCAAGGGTTTGAACCATAAAGGACACAACCACTTAAGAGGTAATTATTAAATAAAAAATATGGAAATAAAATCAGGAGTTATATTAGAAGATGTAAAATTTGACGATTATTTGTTTGGTAGTGTCGGGGACAATTCCGTGAAAGTGCCTACGGGCGACTGGACACCCTACCTGCCTAAAAACGAAAAACAGCGTCAAGGTTTTGAATCAATGTGTTGCACTAATTTCAGTTCTACTACAGCAGTTGAAATCTTAATGACCCGATTGATTGAAGAAAACCTTATATCAAAAGGAAATTTGGATTGGCTCAAAGACAACGGATACTTAGACGATTCAGGGCATATAAACTTCTCGGACAGGTTTGATGCCATAGTGTCAAATACGAACCCTGACTATGGGAATAGTTTGAAAGCTCCAGCAGACGCTAAACATAAATACGGATTTATTCCTGAAAAACTTTTACCTTGGACAGACAACAAGACAGATTACTTTAATCGTGCTAAAATTACTCCAGAGATGTATGCTTTGGGTTTGGAGTTCTTAAAACGCTTTCAAATCAATTATGAAATGGTTTATCCTGACCAGTATGCCGAAGCTCTCAAGGTGAGTCCTCTGGCCGGGGCGTGCTTTGCTTGGCCTAATTCTATCAATGGGATTTATCAAAGAAGCACTAATCAAATCAATCACGCTATCTGTATCATCAAACCCCCAGAGATATGGAACATAATGGACAGCTACGAAGAATTTTTAAAGCGTTTAGCTAATAATTATTTATTTAGTGGTCATTCAATAAGGTATGTGATTACCGAAATGAATGAAAAAAAAACTATGCTCGAAAGAAAAAAAGGAGAAAAAAAAGTACATTTACTCGCTAATGGTGTGAATTACTGGATAAAAGATAAGACAGATTTTGAAAACTTCAAGACCGCGCAACCAATCAGTATTAACTGGGAAGATATAAAAGAAGTTGACGAATTAAGTGTTCCTTGGGACGGACAAAAAATCATCGGTAGTCAGCCAAACAAAAATACTATCTTATTGGCAATTACGAATTTGTTTAAAAGTTTATTTGGGAAAAAATAATTATTAATGAGATAAAAAAAAACGATATGCAAGTAAGCGAAAATTTGCTCATTAAATTATATCGCCTAATTTTTCACCGCCCTTTAGATGCTGGGGCAACCGCCCACATCGGGGTTGAAATAGATGAATTACTCTCCACTTTGGAGAAATCAGGGGAATGGAAGTTTTGGGATTCAATCATCAAGTTCTTTAAAGGTATCAAATCAGCTCTTTTGATTTTCGGGAAAAAGAAATAATAATTAAAGTAAAAATAAAAATATGAAAAGACAATTTGGAGCTTGGTGGAATTCCGCGGCAGATGCCGAGAAACTATCCACTACAATTAAAGGTTTTTTCAGCTTAGGCGTTATCACAGCGATTGTCGCTATCCTGAAAATCATCGGAGTAAATATAGGCGTAGATAACTTTAATGAATTGCTTGATAGTATCGGCGGAGTAATCGTGGCTATCGCCGGAACAATTTCTACACTTATAAGTTTGTATGGATTGATACGCAGGATTTTCTTCAAGACAGCAGGACTGGGAGCATATAAAAAATAATTGTTTAAAAAATTAGTCGTCTTGCTTATTTTGGCGGCCTTCCCGTTGATTGTTGCTGACGACTTTGTGCCTGAAAGGTATCAGGATTCGTTTTTGTATGCGAAAAACACGATAAACGAGGAAATAAGCGAGGAGATAGCCAATTCCCCAGTTCTTATACAAAACGCTTACTACGGGGCAAATAATGGGGTTGTGGGCGATTCTGTGCTTGGGGTAGTGTTATCCGAACCCCCAAAAGAAATAAGTGTAAGTGCTTCGTTTGAAGTTTTGCCAGAAGGTATCAGTTGCCAGTGCATAGATTTTATAAAAGAATTTTACGCGGGACTTCAAAACAAACAACTTTACAATTCTGGCTATGTTTGGCGGTTTCACGATGAGTTTAGTTTGGAAATTACAAAAGCACAAGTCGGCGCCCTAATCCTGTTTAAAAACCACATCGCAGTAATTGAAAAAGATTTTGGCGACACGATTTTGATAGTTGAAAAAAACCATATACCCTGTAAAGTTGGTCGCAGAATACTTGATAAAAATGACGAGAGAATTATAGGATTTCTTAAATAAAAGTTATTAACACTTGACTTTTGATTTTTTACATAATACAATAAAATAGAACCTGCGAGTTTAACTATTATGTCCCCACTTTTACCTCGCAGGTTAGTGGGGGCTTTTATATGATAAAAACATTAGAAGATATAAAAAAAGAAGGCATTAAGATAAACACAATTTATTGTGGGGATTGCTTGGAAGTTATGAAACAGATACCAGACAAGAGCGTGGATTTGGTTTTGACTGACCCGCCGTATAATACAGGAATGAGCCAGAAATCTTCAAATGGCTCAACCTGGTTGAGCCATTTCTTTGATGATAATTATACAGAAGAAGATTATCAGAAATTAGTAGATAATTGTTCTAAAGAATTCTGGCGAGTTTTGAAAAATGACCGATATATATATATATATAAACTGGAAAGAATATCCGAGATGGTTTAATGCGATTAGGAGTGTAGGGTTTATTATAAAAGATTGTATTGTCTGGGACAAAGTTATTCACGGATTAGGAGGACAATATAAGTATCAACACGAATTTATTATCTTTGCCGAAAAAGGAAATCCGCCAATAAAACAACCATCCGAATTGGGGAGATATTTTACAGATATTTGGAGGGTTCAAAGAATAAATTATTTAGACAAAGAACATGATACACAAAAGGTTATAGGCATAGTAGAAATTCCGATTTTACACGGAAGTAAGGAATCCGACACTATTCTTGACCCCTTTATGGGTTCAGGCACAACAGGAGTCGCTTGTCTGAATCTAAATAGAAATTTTATAGGAATAGAGATAAGCGAGAAGTATTGTAAAATCGCAGAACAAAGGATAAAAAATGTGTTAAGTCAGCCAAAATTATTGTAGGGGGCTTGACACGGGAATTAAACGAGAGTAGTATAAATAGCATATGAAGTCCATCATAAAAAAATTGAAAACAGCATCTCGCACAGAACCATTTAACGATGGACTTCATTTCTGTGCGGGATTTTGTTTTTAATTTAGGTAAATAATTTTATGACAAGTTGGTTTAAATTTTATGGACAGGACTGGCTAACTGATATAAAAATAATTCAGTTGAGGCCAGAAGATAGGTTATGTTATATTACATTACTTTGCTTGGCGTCTGTGGCAAGTGAACGAGGAATAATTAAGGATTATAATGAAGAAATAATCATACAACTTACACAATTATCTGATTATGTTTATGATGATGATAATGAATACACGAGAGCCAAAGGATTTACAAAGAGGTTAATTGAAAAGGAAATGGTTGCGTTGGATGAAAAAACCAAAACACTTACAATTAATAACTTTTTAAGAAGGCAAGAAACAAGTTTAACAGGGTATGAAAGGGTTAAAAGATATAGAGGAAAACACAAAGAAGTTATCAATGATAACGCAGATGATAACGATAGTGATAACGATAGAGTAGATAAGATAAGAATAGATAAGAATAGAAAAGATAATATATACTCATCCATTAACTTTCTAAAAAACATACCACCTAACGACTTAAAGGAACTAACAGAACGATATAGCGTATCAGCTTCGTTTGTTAAAGGCCGGGCAGATGATGTTATTGATTATTGCGAAGCTAAGGGCAAGATTTACAAGAATTATAAGGCTGCGCTAAGAAACTTTATCAAATCTCATCTTGAAAAGCACCCAGAATCAATAGTCGCCAAAGCTGAACCCCCAAAAGAACCCGATAAAAGAACCCCAGAAGAACAGGCAAGGGTCAGGGCGAAACTGGCCGAGATGAGAAAAGGAATGAATAAAATAATCAAAAAGTTTTAGCCCTCTTCATTCTGCTGGTTTAATTTGCTGGATTTTCATACGAAAGGAGGTTGGCTTGAACGGCGCTTGTTCGCCACAATTCTCGCCAAAACCCAACAGCAAAATTAACTCGCTCACAGAAGGGAGTCAAAGCCAGCAGAATTGAGGGGGGTAAAGTATTATGAAAAAATATAGAATACCAATTTTTACAGAAGAATATGCCGTGAATGTAGTTATCGGCACAAGAGAGCAAGTTATTAAGGCACTCGCAAAATATACAACATATTCTCCAAAAACAATTAAAAAGGATTTTGAAAACCAAAGGGGAATAGTTTATAATTGTTATCCCGATAAGCATCCGATAATTGGAATTGATGGAGAATTAAACGCCATAACACAAATCGCAACTATCGCACACGAAGCAATACACGCAATAGATTATTTAATGGGATACATAGAAATTGACGCAAAAGAAACAGAGTTTAGGGGACATGGGGTCGCAACAATTTTAAGGACGATTTTAAAACACTCTTTAACTAAAACCAAAAAATGAAATCCCTAATCGCAACCTTCTACAAAACCAAAGACCTTGCAGAAGTCGCCAGAAATAGAAAACCATACAAGAACAGATTTACAATTCTAAAAATCAAATCAGGATACTTGGTTTGTAGTAAAAATCAGGCAGGAGTTTTGTAAAAAAAGTTATGCACTTGACAAGGTATTTATTTTAAACTAAGATTAAACTATGATGAAAAACACAGAGAAAAAACAAAGATTAAGCGGGAGATTACTAAACGACCGCAATAAAATTATCTGCGACTTATGGAAAACAAAAATCTGGTCTATGACTGAATTAGGAGAGATTTTTAAGATAAGCAACGCAGTAGTTTTAGAAGTTATCAAAAATTGGCACGAGAAAAAAGAAATGGAAGTGTTAGATGTTTGGTATAAAAAACAACTTGCACTTTACGAGGCAGGAAGATTAAAGGTCAATAAAAATAAATAACTATATGAACCCATTACAAGAAAACAACTCCGACAAACTCCAAATCCTCTGTGTCATCGTATTCTTGCTTGTAGTTATAATCTTTTTGGGCGCGAAAGTAATTGACACATTACAAGACATCAAAGAACTTCGCATAAAACCTTTAACAGGGGTCAAAAAGGTCGCCATATCCTACGAACAATACAGGGTTTTGAAATGCGAATCGCAACTTAAAAATACTGCCATAGGAGATAATGGAGATAGTGTCGGCATAGCTCAATACCAAACACCAACTTTTGAAGAGTTTGAAAATAAGTATAATCTGACCCTAAATATAAACAGCCCAAAAGACCAACTAACTCTGATGAATAAGATGTGGCCGGAATACAAGGATAGGTGGTCGTGTTATAAACTAATCAATTAAAAATAATTTTATGGACACATTTACACCAAAAAACAACACATTTACACCAGAACAAGACCCCGAAGATTTTGGCCTTGAAAACCCAGAAGAAGAAAGCGAAGAAGAATTAGAAAACGGGGACGAGTTTGAAAGTGAAGAGGGGGAAACAGAGGAAGATTTAAGCAAAGTAGAATAAAAAATATGAAAAACTTAGAAATAAAAACACAATCAATAATTAAACAAGCAGAACAAGAAGTTCAAGTTGTAGCAGAGGGTTCACGAATAAAGGTCGTTTCACAACCGACATTGAAATTGGCAAATGACCAGTTATCAGTTTTAAAGGGTGTCAAAAAGTCAGTCCAAGAGAAAAAGGATAGTGTGATTAAACCCCTAAATGAAGCACTTAAAAACGCCAGATTATTATTCTCGCCCATAGAAGAAAAGATTGATACGATTGAAACATATTTAAAGGAACAGGTTTTATCGTATAATGAAAAATTATTGGAAGAATCAAGAAAAAAAGAACAAGAGGCGGCGAAAAAGATAGAACAGGGAGAAGATATAGGCAAGGCGACAAAAGGACTAGAGAAAATACAAGAAAAACAAGCAGAAATAAAGGGTGTCCGCACAATTAAGAAATTAAGAATTATTGATGTCAATAAGATTCCTCGTGAGTTTATGATTCCCGATGAAGTCAAAATCAGACAGGCACTTCTTTTAGGGGCAAAAGTTGAGGGAGCAGAACTTATAGAGGAGAAGATATTGGCAAACTAATATGGAAAATAAATCATTAGCAAAACAAAAACCACCAAGATATGAAATTACAAATCAATATCAAATGGCAAAGATGGCAAGTGTTCTTAGGGAACATATTGTCAAAAATAATTTATCAGTAAAAATCATAGGAAAAGATTATGCGATGGTGGAAGGATGGCAATTTGCGGGAGGATTAACAGGGTTATTTCCAGTGATTATTGATACGATAGAATTATCAAAAGGAAATGAAATAAAATGGAAATCAATTTGCCATATAATTAGAATTAAAGACGATAAACAAGTTGCTCGTGGAGATGCGTTATGTTCAAATAAGGAAAGTAAAAAGGCAAGTTTTGATGAATATGCCATTTTGTCGATGGCACAAACAAGGTCAATCGGTAAAGCATATCGTAATTTACTTGGCTGGGTAATGAAATTAGCTGGATATGAAGCGACTCCTGCCGAAGAAATAAAATCGGAACAACCGAGAACAGGAACAAAATTATCAGTAATGGATATTAACAAGAAGATAGACCAAATAAACAACAAAGACCTATTGGGCAAAATGACTGCTTGGATTGAAAAACACACAACTGACTATACTGAAACACAAATGAATGTTATGAGACGCAGATTAGAAGAATTGGCAAAGAGCATAAAATGACAAGGATTAAATCATATCTATCGTATTCACAATACTTCCTTTTTAGAAAAAGCAGGGCAGAATACAAAAAGGTTTATATTGATGGGATTAAATTGAATAATAAATATCTTGATTTTGGCAAAAAGATAAGCGATGGGTTGGAACATAGGCGAAAAAAAACAAAAGATATTGATGTAATTAAAGCAAGGAAACTTATCAAGCCGACCAAAGAACGAGAAAAAGAAATCAATGTAATGTTTGGTGATGTCCCATTAAAAGGAGTGTTAGATGGCTATGAGAATAAAGGGATTGAAGAATATAAAACTGGAACTGAAAAATGGACGCAAAAAAGGGTTGATGATTCTGAACAATTAACTATTTATGCGATATTAGTTAGTGAAAGATTAAAGATTCCAGTTGAGAATATACCGATAACCTTAAGATGGTTGCCGACATTCAAAGATACCAATGAAGAATTACACCTGACTGGCGAGATAATAGAGTTTAAAACCCAAAGAACCAAAATAGACATAATAAGATTTTATCCAAAGATAAAGAAAACTTGGGTAGAAATAGAAGAGTTCATCGATAATTTAATTAAAACAACATAATATGAAAGTTCAAATTTCTAAAATTTATAGGTCATTTAAAGACAAAGACGGGAATCCGCTAAAATTTAAAGATGGCAGAGAGTTTGAAAAAATGTCAATTCAAACAAAAGAATATGGAAGCCAATGGATAGGCGGAATCGTGGGAAACTGGAATACAAATTTTAAGATTGGAGATATTGTTGATGTAGACATTGAGCAGAAAGGCGAATACTTAAACTTCAAGCGCCCCGACCCACTTAAAGCATTAGAGGAAAGAGTCGCCAGGATAGAGGCAGAACTATGGGTCAGAAAACCAGACGAAGAGGTAAAGGTTGAAACAGGAGATGATACAGATGGAACGAAGACGGGGGATATACCTTTTAATTAAGAGCCGAGTATCTCTTTAAACTACTCAATAAAAAATGAAACAGACCCAAGTATTCCAAGCCAAAATCCAAGACGGAAAATTGAAGTTTTACGACCCAGTAGGAATCCGTATTTGGTTTGAGATTTTAGAGGGGACTAAAAAAGAGGGTCAAGATGTGGAGATTTCTATCGGCAAAAAAGTAAATCGCAGAACCGACCAGCAGAACAAAGCCCTCCATAAGTTCTTTGAACTTGTATCAGATGAGATGAACGAGCAAGGCATAGGAATCAGTACAATAATGGATTCGCTTAAAGAAGGAGTAGATATTTTCCCAACACCCGAATTCATAAAAGAAGTTTGGAGATTATTCCAAAAAGCTCTATTGAAAAAAGAATCCACAACGCAACTTACGACTGACGAAATAGACAAAATCTACGAATTATTTACGAAATGGTTGGGCGAAAAGTTTGGGATTTATATCCAATTCCCAAGCGAAACTAACCCAGTTTATCAATAGTTTATGAAAACATATAAACCATACAAAAATCGCCCCATAAAAGTATTAGTCGGACATATACTAAATTATGCCAAGCACAGATTATATTTTCACAAGGATAGTGGACTATCTCGTATTATAAGAAAGTCCGATTTAAAAAGAGTTTTTAAAGAGTTTGACAAAATCAAATGAGAACCTTGATGCGAGACACAAGTTTGGATAATTACAAGATAATGCTTGATAAAATCCCAGAATGCGAAAGGAAAGTTTTAGAAGTTATCAGAAACTATGAAGGGATTACTAATTCGGAAATCGCGCAAGTGCTGGGAGTTAGGCCAAGTGATATTACCGGCCGCACAAATAGTTTAGTTAAAGATGGCATAGTAAAAGATGGCGGAAAAAGAACCTGTAAGATTACCAAAAAAAGAGTCCATATTTGGGTTTATAATGATGAACCAACAGAAAATCATATCCGCCCAGACATCCTCTCCAAATTACAAACCCAAAGAGTTTTGATTTTGTGGTTTGGGCAAAAATCGGAGAACAAAAACAAGCGGTGCAATTTCGTTTGACACATAAAAAGATTAAAAAGTATATTCTAACCAATTAAGTATTAAGTGTATGAAAAAATATTTAGTAGTAGAGCAAGGAGAATATAGCGATTATGGAGTTTCTATCGTGGATATAACTGATTGCCCATTAACAGAAGAAGAGATTTTAGTATTGTTAAAAATTGACCAATGGGATAATCCAACAGCATCGGGAGAAATAAATGGCGAAATAAAATTTTACGATAATTCAAGTATCAGCATTAAAAACATAAAAGAAGAAGCAAAAGACAATATCAATTCTTTGTTTGCTTGTCACGGAAAAAATGAAACCGTTTTAGATAGAGAATATTCAAAAGAAGAGTTGTTAGAAATCGCAACAAAAAATGATAGGTCTGGCGTTGATTATTGGAAGGACAAGATAAATAACAAATACGAAGAATATCTTAAGGGATATATGTTGTATAAAAAATTATCTAACTAAAACATTATTCTAATCAATTAAGTATTAAGTGTATGAAAAAAGAAACTAAGAAAATCCTATGTAGATTATTAGGACATAAATGGTATGCTGGCCTTCGTTGTATGCCACTTATTAAGGGTTCTTATTGTAAGAGGTGCGGATTTATTGACAGAGACAAATGTAATCAATCTGCGATAGTTAATTCTTAAAAAAATATATTTATATGACCGACATACTACCAATAGAAAGAGAAATAGCAAGAGCATTAAAAATAAGGATTAAAGATATTATGGAATGGTCAACGACTGAAATTAAACCGCACGAAGGAGAGGAGTTAATCCACTTAAAAGATTTAGGAGTTTGGGTTTGCTATAAAAAACTGGTTAAATAGATTAAATATGGACAATAAACACAATGTAATGATTTACGATTCTGTCAATAAGAAATGGGAGATTATGAAATTAAGGGCTGAATGGCAGGGAAAATCAATGGCAGAAAATCTTTCAAAATTTCAGGCAGAAACAATAAGTTCAATGGCAAAACATTTAAGCGAAACTCATATAAAAACAAGAATAATTAAATCTAATTAAAACATTATTCTAATCAATTAAGTATTAAGTGTATGAAAAAAGAAGAAATTAAAAAAATATCAACAATAAGAATTCAGGAAGCGAATGAGATAGTTAGCGTGCTTCAGGTCAATTTACCTAAAATTATGAACCAGAATTTTTGGCAACAAAAGGTTTCAATGTCCGAGAAAATTCAATACCTTAAAGAAATCGCCAGTGCAAGAAGAAATTTATTTCAGGTTGTTAATAACGAATATCCTGAAACCGCAGGGAAAAATGTAACAATAAATTCTGTTGAAATATCTTATTCTAACTAAAACATTATTCTAATCAATTAAAAGAGATTGTTCGTTTAGAGATGGGCGTGGCTGATAACCGTGTGGGGATGATACTCCGTGTCTTGAAACAGTTTATCACTGTGGAGATATACGCCCATTAGAAATAATGGGGAACGGATAAATCCTTACCGCCCATCTCCAAGCGAAATAATCAATAAAAAGTATTAAGTGTATGAAAAAAGAAAATTGTAAGCATCGGGGATATTGGTTTGAAGTTAGATTTTTGTTTTGGAGAAAGAAATATCTGTGGTGCGATAAATGTCTTGATGCCATCAAAGAAAAAAATGTATTTGCTAATGCTGATTTATTGTGTAGAAGAGAAGATGGATATTTTATGAGTTCTGACGAAAAACTAATTAACTAATATGCGGATTCAAAGAAAATCCGCTGAAAAGAAACGAATATGAAACAAAAAATAGATTATCACGCAAAACTAATTATTTATGACCTGCCAACAATGTCTACCATTAACAAGATGAGATTGGTAAATTGGTTATTCTCAATCGCCAAAGATGTTGATAAGCGATGTCCAGCCGAGTTTGATAAGAAATACACATTAAAGTTAATGAAATAAATATATGAGAGAAATAAAATTTAGACAAGCAAAATACCTAAATAATAAAATAGAGTGGCGTTATTGGGGTTTTGACAAAGATGGCAATTTTATCCCCCCAATAGAACCCGACCCAATTCACGAAGAAGGCGTTTGGTTCAGTTCGCAACAATTTACGGGACTCAAAGATAAAAACGGAAAAGAAATTTACGAAGGGGATATTTGTAAACAACCAGACGGAAAGATTATTGAGGCGGGAATGGGAACTGCTTATGTGGATTATGTCAAACAACCCCTTGAAGTTATTGGAAACCGCTACGAAAATCCAGAATTATTAACTAACTAAAATTATATGAACCTACAACAAATCATAAAAGAAAACGAGAAAAGATTTTATGGCAAGTTTTATAATGAACTCCTTGATTTAATTGAAGAAGAAAATTATCTTGCGACAGGAGTAAAAAGCAAAAAACATTTTAGTGGAGATTGTAATATAAACAAGATTTTTGAACTCATAATTCAATTTAACAAAGATTCCCAACTCCGTCTCATCTCTGCTTTTAAGGAGATAATAGAAAAAGCCGATAGTATTGCTTTTGAGGAGTTGGGATTGAGCAAGAAAGGCGAGATTAATGACATGTTGAGGGAATTATTAAAAATATACAAAAAATTCCTTCTCTCCTCTCTAACCCAAAAGGATAATAAACTAAAATAAAAATTATATGAAAGATGATTTAAAACGATTATTAAATGAATTTATAGAGGAAACACGAGTAGAACGCACAGAAGAAAGAGATTTACAATTAACAGATAAAATGCCACCAAAGAAAGAGATGCACACAAGAGAAGCTACGCTATCTGATTTAATTTA